AGGTTGCTAAAAATGATCTTAGAGGTACAGCCCAAAGAGCAAAATTTGAGTATAAAGAAGGGTTTACTAATGTAGGCACAACAAAAGGTATAAAAAACAACTTATTTACATATCTATATGACCAGCATCAAGCAATAGAATTTTTAATGAGACTCGAAATGGAGCTCAGGGGTGACCCATTCTATCTAGGTAGAGATGTTCATATTAAGGGCACAACTAAACAGCCAGTTGGATTTGATTCCGAAAAGTTAAAAGAAACAGATGAAGATGGTAATAACTACTTGACAACTACTAAAGATAACTTTTTTCTGTTCAGTTTAAACTCGCCCAGGCTTTTTGACCCTGACTCTGATAATGAAGATAACAACACAGGGTTATGGCAAAACAACGGTGACGGAACATCATATTTTATATCAGGAATTTATCAACTCAGAGATGTTATTCATAAATTTAATAATGGTTCATACACCATGGATATAATGGGCGTAAAAGAAATGGCAATAAGTCTTGATAAAGCAGGTCGTAACGGTGAGTTCACACTATTTGATACTTCCAGATCTGGCCGTACAGCAGGCAACCAAGACGGAACTTGGACATCTAGTGATGACGACAGAGTAGGCAGTACAGGTGGCAAACCATGGCCAGAATATGTAAGTGGCCGAATGACATCTTCTGAAAAAACTGCAGAGCAATTACTCAAAGACGGTGAGATTTCACCAGATCAGTATCAGGCCTGGTTCAAGAAGAATGTAGAGGACCCAAAAAAGAAACAAGAAGAAGAAGAAAAAAGAAGGGGCGGATAGATTATGACTGACGGTAAAAAAGGAGGATACTCTAATACTATAAATGGAGCACAGAATACTGATCCAAGTTCAATGGCTGGTGCTGATGTAGAAAATCGTATTTTCTTAGCAACAGTTGTAAATAATGTTGATGAATCTGGCAATGGATATTTAGAAGTAGATGTGCCTGGATTATTTAAATCTGGCGGTACTGGAAAAACACTTAAAAAAGTCCTATACTCTACACCTTTTGGTGGTGTGTCAAATATAAAAAATATAAAATCTGACGATACAACAAAATTTGAGACTACACAACAAAGTTATGGCATGTGGTTTGAACCCCCTGATATCGGAAGTAGTGTATTAGTATGCTTTGCAGAAGGTAATTTATTATACGGATTTGTGATTGGTAATGTTATACCGCCATTTTTTAATCATATGATACCAGGTATACCTGTAGGTAAAAGTTTTCAGGGTGGTAAGTTTTTATTACCTGTTGCAGAAAAAAACAAATATTCTGAGCAAGAAGGACATAATGATATAGTAAGACCTGTTCATCATGACATGGCAGAAGCAATTACTAAACAGGGTTTAATAAACGACTCCATTAGAGGTGCAGGTAAAAGTGGAGCAAGAGAACATGCTCCTAGCCAGGTTGTAGGTATACTCACAAAAGGTTCCAGAGGTAAAGACGGTGTTAAACCAGCACAGGCAGGACATCAGTTTATAATGGACGATGAGCCCACTCAGGCAATGATAAGACTCAGAAGTGGTAAAGGTGCACAAATACTACTAGATGACACAACCAATACTATATATGCAATAACTCAAAATGGTAAAGCATGGGTTGAGATGGATGCTTTAGGTAACATCAATATGTTTGGCGAAGGTGACTTTAATATTAGAGCTAAAAAGAATTTTAACCTACGTGCAGACCATAATGTTACTATTGAAGCAGGTCATGATGTTAAAATAAAAGCCGCAGGCGACAACATAGCAGGCGAACAAAAGCCTACAAAACAATCCAAATTAGGATTGCCTACAGAAGGAACAGGTGGTAGTGTTATGCTACATGCGGCGGCTGATATATCTGCATTAGCAGTTCGCAATGCTCAGTTATCTGCTATAGGCGGAGACATAGATTTTAATGCTGGTGCTATGATTAAAACCGAGAGTGGTTTAGGCACAGCCATATCAGCAAACCTTATGGGGGTTAATATAAGTGCTAAAGCAGGAACTATAGGAATTACAGCACCATTATCTGTTGGTATTAGTTCTGACACTGATGTTGGTATAAAAGGCGGACAGATTAGATTAAACACACCTGTAGGTGAAGAAATTGCGGCAAAAATAAAAGCAGTTGCTTTTGATGGACTTAAGGTTACTGCAATACCATTAGAAGGTGTTGATCAGGAAGATCAGCCCAGTGCACCACCTGAATATGATAGAGAAGGAGATGCAGTATTAACAAGTGGTGGTGAGCGTCCAGGCAAGAAACAAAAAATTAATACGATAGTTGGCACACTTATAACTGCTGAACCTTATGCAGGACATGGACAAGTTGATCCTACTACAGAAGATAAAACTTCTATAGAGGAAGATGCGTCTGCAGACAAAGAAACACTAAAAGGACAGACAAGTAAAGGAGATGAAAATCCTGCAGATGTAAATACACCTGAAGGCACAAAGTTAGGAAACGGATTTAAAGACCCTGCAAGTGGGGCCGTAGGTAAAGCAAGTGATATTGCAAATGCTTTTGGAAATGGGGTAAATTCTGCCGGAGATGCCATAGGTAATGCTATAGGTGGTCTTATGGATATGATACCTAATATGGAAAATTTAGATGGCATGATTAGTAAGTTCTTGCCTATGAGTTTACAAAATTTAGGCAGTATGCAAAACATGAGTGGCATGATGGCCGCAATGGGTATAGCCATACCTGCTTTTAGATTCCCTACAGGTAATGCATTAGGTGACAAAATAATTGGAGTGCAAAAACAACTTAAAGAGTTAGAATACCAATTAGGACAATTTAGTTTAGACCAATTCGACTTACCGTTAGACATAGATGGATTTGATGTAGCATCATTAAAAAATGATGTTATGAATGCAGTATCAAGTGTTACTGATTTAAAAAACAAAGCAGATGGTCTTTACAATCAATATGGCGATTTAATGACCCATGCAGATAAATTAAAAAGCGGACATCCTAAGTATGCAATAGATGATATGACAGGACTACCAATGGGCTCCATGGGTATTAACTCAAATAACTTTACAAGAGTAAAAGAAGAACTAAATGCAAAAGGAATTGATTTAACAGTTGATGGACCTAGTTTAATATTCCAAGACAGAAAATCAGGTATTAAAATTGTTGATGTATCTAACGGCATAGGACCATTGGGTACTAGCATAGCATTAAAGAGTGAGCTAGAATACACAAAACGTGAGTTAGCTCAACTTGTAACAGTACCTGTAAGTGAAAACCAGTTACTTGGTCTAACAAGTTTTGCAACACACATAGGTTTAGGAAACTTTGCAAAAAGCGAATTGCTAGTTGAATTAAATGACGGTAATTATGCAGAAGTGCCTATGTATATGAAGAGATGGAGAGTAGGAAAAGTTGGTGCAGAAAGTGATCCACAAGTAAGGCAAGATTATATACAAAGACGTGAATACGAAATAGAATTATTTACTACCCCAGATTGGCTTAAACTATCCCATACAGAAATGGGATTAGATGGTAATAAGAACTTATCATTTAGGCAATTACGAAGCCAATTAGTATCTGCAAAACAAAGCAAATATGTAGAAATGGGCTTTATTAATCTAATAGAAGATTAATTAAGACCTCAAAACCTTTTTAAGATCAGCAACCTCAACTAACGCTCTGTATTTTTGTTCCTGTTCAATTGCTATGTTTTCTTCTAGTAATTTTATCTTTGCTCTTAAATTTGCACATTCGTTGTTCTTATCAACAAGCATACATCTAAGTTGTTCTTCAAGGGTATCATTTAATAAAGTCTCTGCCATTTTTTATTCCTCAAAAATTATTTTTTGCAACATTTCTGTTACAGTATTATTTAACAAAACTTCACTATGGCCTGCTTCTATAGTAACATTTTGAGTGTTTTTAAAACCTGGCGGAGTAGCACCCTGACTATCGCAAGATATCATTCCATCATTTGCTTTACCACCTAAACCTGCAACTGGGTTAGACCCCCTAGTACAAATTATATTTGTATGTTTGCCATTAAAGTTTTTTTCTTGTAATAAAGATAACACCTCGGCACCAGGTCTAGTATTTTGAAATACTTTTCCCTTAAAAAACATACCAAATATTCTTGCTACTGGAGTTCCTTCCCATGGTGTTGCAATAGTAATTAAATGTTTTACTCTTTTAGGATATACACTAGCATACCAACTAGCAATTAAACCACCAAAACTATGACCGATAATCACAAGAGGTTCTTTACCAAACTCTCTTTCTTTTTTAATTCTTAATATTTCTACAATATCAAATGGATCATCTTCCATATCATAGGCAGGAGCAAGGAAATCGTGTTTAGGCAACTTCAATGTGTAATAATTGAAGTTTTCTGGACTTGCATTTGCACCGTGTAGGTAGATAACTTTATTCATCTTTATATAATACACTAAAATTATAATTTGTCAACTATTAATTAAAACTTGTTATAATGAAAATGATAAATACTTGCATGGCAACATTATTTAAAGGATTTAGTACAGTTGATAAAGTTAGGGCTCCATATACCCTTACTGATGCAGATCTTGTAAAGAGAGATCTACTTAATCATTTCTATACTAGAATAGGCGAGAGAATAATGAGACCAACATTTGGAAGTGTTATATGGGATTACTTGATGGAACCAGAAGATCCTAGAACACAAGAAATTATAAAAGACGATATAGAAAGAATCGTTAATAGTGACCCTAGGGTAGAGCATCAGGATACAACACTACTGATATTAGATCATACAATTCAAGCAGAAGTAAAAATAAAATACAAACTGCTTAATAGTGAAGATTCCCTGTTTTTAGAATATGTCACAAATAGTACGGACAACGCATAATGGCAACAGTTAATAGACAAAATAATTTATTTGCGGCGGAAGATTGGAAAATTGCATACAAGGTTTTTAGTCAAGTAGACTTCCAAGCATATGATTTCGACTCAATAAGATCAGCACTTGTTGAATATATAAGAACAAACTTTCCTGAAAACTTCAATGACTATACTGAGAGTTCAGAATTCATAGCAATATTAGAACTACTTGCATTTTTAAGTACAAGTATTGCATTTAGAATGGATGTTAATACAAGAGAAAACTTTTTGGAAACAGCAGAAAGAAGAGACTCAGTATTTAAGTTAGCAAGAATGTTAGGATATAATCCTAAAAGAAATGTTCCTGCAAGTGGATTAATGAAACTGTCAGCAGTTGCTACCACAGAGGCACTAACTGATAGTGAAGGCACTCAGTTAAGTAACACTAAAGTATTTTGGGACGACGCAAATAACCCTAACAGTTACGAACAATTCATAACAATTTTAAATTCAGCAATGAGCAGTACAAACAGATTTACTGCACCTGTAAAGACGGGTAAAATTGCAAATATTAATACAGAAAAATATTTATTAAATTCTGTTATAGGCAGTCCTATAGCACACACATTTAGTATTAATGCAAATGGTGTAAACCGACAATGTGAAATTGTAAATGGTGATTTTAATGATGGTAAATTCTTTTACGAAGAAACACCAGACCCAATAAACAACTTTGGATTATTTTATAGAAATGACGGGCAGGGTATTGCTAGTAATAACTCAGGTTTCTTCTTGTTATTTAAACAAGGTACACTAGCATTTCAAGACTTTGACTTTACAACACCTGTTGTAAGTAGAACGCAAGATATAAGTATACAAAATATAAATGAAACAGATGTATACGTTCAGGAAATCACTACAGGTGGTACTATACTTAATCAGTGGACAAAGATACCAAATACTGTAGGACAAACATTAAATTATAATAGCCAAACATTAGGCACAAGAAATCTATATTCTGTAGAAAATTTAAATAATGATGGAATAAGAATTAGATTCCCAGACGGCAATTTTGGTAATATACCAAATGGCGTATTTAGGGTATGGTACAGAACCAGTGATGCGGAACAATATTCCATACAGCCTGACGATGCAACAAATTTAAGTGTTATTGTACCTTACGAAAATGCAACTGGCCAGGATCATAATTTAACCCTTACTTTTGGTTTAAAATCTGCTGTAAATAATAGTTTG